GGAAACATTTTGCCAACAATGCCTGTAATTGTGCTGGCAGGCTTTGTATATATGCGATTAATTTTTGTAGATACTGTATGTATTCTTGGTAAGCTCGTATCTCATCAATGATAGGTTCTAATTCTTTTTGTATTAATTTAATCTTTGCTTTTAATGCCAGAGCAATTTCTTTTGCTTCTTCAATAATTGGAGTGCTTGATGTGCCGGCCCATAGTCCTTCAAGTGTCGTTCTTATTTGTTTAACAATACCCATTACTTGAGATTTAACTACCGCCACATCTTTATTAATCTCTACGGCTACGTTACAGATGTGTGTACGATTATTGGCCGCTTTACCTTGTGGAGTATTTGCAACTACACCTCTGGCTGACGGTGATGTGGTAGGTTGTCCTACTGATTCTACGATAATACCATCTGGTGGTTTAGGTGCAGCCGCTATTTCTTCTGGTGTTCTTGGATCTTGGAATCCATTATCACCACCCGCAGACGCTTTAATGCCTGCGTAGATTCCCATAATTGTTGGCGCTTGATTTGATTCACCATCAGCAAAGAAACCCATAACATAGTCACCTTCTTTTGGTGTGGCAAAGCTTTGTTGTGAATTTGGTGAAACAAGGCAAGGCGCCCACGGCAAATCTGCTGTAGATATTAATTGTTTATTCTCTGTGTGATAACCAAAGATACGAACTTGGCACCGACCCAATTTTAATGGATCATTTCGGTTTTCTACAACACCGACCCACCAGTTAAAGCCATCTTTTCCAATAAAATTTTCCATTAGTCTTTAACCGCTTCCGTCCAAACAGGATCATCACTATTGATATTCATATAAGTTGTTGGTGTGCTATCTTTGGCCAATTCTAAAATAGTTTGATATGTGCCAGCAGCCTCTATAATATGCCTTACCGCTGTCACCAAATATTTTCCCGAATAAAATTTATCCAAATCTCTTTGTGTGTTTGAAGGTTTTAATGTTAATAAATTAAAATTAACTGTTCGGCCAGCAGTGATACCAGGATCACCAGGTATTGAAACTTTTATAGTTGTATAATTTGATAAATTGATTTGTGCCGTTCTGTTTGGAATATATGTTTCGACAAAAATATCTTGGGCAACACCGGCCTCTATTTGTTTTATATAAGGAACTTGTTTTTGATTGGCATTGCCAATTGAAACTTTGATTACACTCTCATACGATTCTTGTTCTGTTTTACCTAATCGATTTTTTAAACTGTTTGTCACACTACCAGGGTTTAATGATTTAGCCTGACTTTTATATTTTGTGTAATCAAAGTTTGTTTTTTTAAATGTTCTTGTTAAAGGATCTATTGATATTAATTGGTTTGCCAATGTACCAGAAGTAATTTCATTTAAAATGTCATAAGGTTTACTTAATTCATAATCCAAAACAGTTATTGTTTCTTCTTGAATGCTTTGTACTTTTTTATCTAAATTTTTAGCCTGATACTTGTACGTGGCATATATGTCATCTTTAATCATTGACTGTATTGACCTAAAATTAAAACCTAATTTGGTTTCAAAAAATAACATATCAGCACCAATGGCACCATTTAATTGTGGTCTAGCGTAAGTTGACAACCAACTGATTGCTTCAAACGGTTTCATTCTTGGGATTAAAAAATCATATACACCAGTTGTTTCTTCAACTACAGAGTTGGCCAATTTATCACTATCAACTTTTAATTCTTCTTTTAAAATGTTATTTACAATCTCAGAAATTTTTGAACCTTTGTATGATTTGCTGATTTTTGTTTGTTCAGACAACATTAATTCTTCAGAACAGAAAAATAGTGTATAAGTTTCACTATTCATATTACCAGATGGTTTTCTGCCACTAGATTTATAAACACGAAATATTTGTTCATTATCATTGCGGCCATTTTTTACTTTACCAAAATCAATTTCAATGTATTCATTACCTGTTAGTTGCAGAAGTTCAATAAATCCTTGTGAATCAATTATTGTGATGTAACCTGATGCAGAAAAGCTATAAATGTCCTCATAATAGGACAATTCAACAAGTAATTGGCGCAGTTCAATTTTTTTTCCACTTGCTGTTAAAAAATTTAATGTTTTTAATGAAAAGTCTTGAGGATAATACGCACCAGGAGATTCTACAATATTTGTATTTTCTATCATATTAAGCCATTAATTTTTTCAGTTGTGTTTCCATCAAATCAACATAATTTGAATTTAAAATTTTAATATTTCTTTTTGACTCATTCAATGCCAATTCATAATCATAGATACTAACGGCATTACGTGTTGTGGTTATTGTTACGGGTCCAGTAGGTAAAGTGTATGTTGCTGTTTGAGTAACTGGCAAACTATTATAAGTGTCCTCATCAATTCTAACTTTATTTACTGTGGTTGTTTGAGTATTAACATCGTATTGTGTTATTACTTTTTCATAATATTCTATTTCAGAATATATATTTGTTGATGGATACTTGTCGGCAAGATATTGTTCAAATACACTATAAGTCAATGGCCAATCCCATTGAGGATCTAATAACTCATTTGCAAACAATACAATCCAATAACGATATGAATCACCATAATACTTGTGAGCAATAATTTCTGGTGTATCCCCTTCTTGTATATCATAAGAATAGTAAACTAATGGATCTTTTAATATTTGGGGAATAACACTTGCTCGAGCCAATAAATTGGTCATAACTTTTGAATTGCCAGTCGAATCAATATTAATTATTTTTGGTAAAGTATCGAAGTATTGCATTTTTAATAACCACTTTCAATTTTTTTCCTATCAACGAGTTCAATTTCTTTGAAGTTCATTGTTAGTGTTGTTTGAACTGGTGCACCATCGGCATGAGAAGCCCATCCGTTTGGTGCATAATTAACATCTACACTTGTTATAACACTTTCTGCAACTTTACTGATATTTCTATTTTCTGTACCATTTAAAAGAAACTGTAAATCAAATGTTGATGGGGGCACAAAAAACATACCTGCACCACCAGTAATAATTCTTGGTGCAGCATGAGCTCTAAACAATTGAATTATTTTTCTAACATCGTCAGCTTCTTGTTGTGAATATGGTGTAAAAGTAAATGCCATTTGATATTCTCTAAAATCAATGCCGTCAAATAGTAATTGTTGTTGTGGATTGATTGCAAGACCTTGTGTTGATAATGCCAACTTGGCCGCATTTGATTGTACAACAGAAATTCCCAGAGAGGCCATCTTTCCTAATTTTGAAACCAATGGTAAATTAGATACCGCACCTGCCGTATCTTTGGCAACATCCATTAAACTTAAATTTGAGTAACCTGAGTTGTACTGAAAATTTACGGTGTCAGGCATATATAAAGAGATTGTTGAGGCAACTCTTTTCTTTTTAGGTTTTAATGTTTGGTTTATTTTTGTTTCACCGCCAACCAATTTTGTAACTGAATTCCATATATCTGTTGGATTTGTTATAGACGGTAATGTGTATTCTCTACCTTCTTCATATCCAGTAGGTTCTATTTCATTGATAGAAAATTTTACGACATGACCTTTTGTTGCAGAGCCTAAATCTCTTGGATACTGTAAAGACCCTAATCTATATTTACTATCAAACAAAGCACCTAAAGGACCTTTTGTTGTGGTACCAGGTATGGTTACACCGCCAATTGAGGTTGGAATTGAAATGATGGCCATTGATTTCTCTTTTTAGATTGAATATACATATTTATATGGCTTACCAAGGAATATTCAGACCAAAGAACCCTCAAAAGTATATTGGGGATTCAAATAACATTGTATATCGCTCTTCATGGGAATGTAGAGTGATGAACTGGTTCGACCAGAATGATGACATTATATCATGGGCAAGTGAAGAATTGATTGTTCCTTATAAATCTCCAATAGATAATCGCTTTCATCGGTACTTTCCAGATTTCATAGTAAAAGTAAAAACCAGAGATGGTACAATGAAAACATTAATGATAGAGGTCAAACCAAAGAAACAAACCATGCCACCAGAACCAAAAAAACGAATCACCAAACAATACGTAACTGAAGTTACAACATATGGTGTCAATCAAGCCAAATGGAAAGCCGCTAATGAATACTGTTTGGATCGTGGCTGGGAGTTCAAAATAATGACTGAAGAACATCTAGGACTGTAACTAAATACTTTAATGGAATCTAAACTTACACAATTGGCCAATGCACGTCCAGCTGATATGCAGATTGGTTCAAAAAAATCACTTGAATGGCTGAGCCAAAAGATTGCTGAATTACGAGGCACATCCAACATACCCGCAGGTATGAGCCGTGAAAGATTTAGACAAGTAGATAATTTTAGATTGGGTAAATTGTATTGTTTTTACTACGATCCAAAAGGTAAAGAAAATTTGCCATATTATGACCGTTTTCCAATGGTACTGGCAATCGAGAAGTATAATGATGGTTTTTTAGGCCTGAACCTTCATTATTTACCATTTAATTATCGGCTGGCATTTTTAAGTAAACTACTTAAATTTGCGGTCCAAGGCGAACCAGGAGAAATTGACAGGTTGAGAGTCACCTATGATATTTTAGTCGCCTCCAAGCGCCTTAAAGAGTTTCGGCCATGTATTAAACGCTATCTTTCTGGCCACATCCAGTCAAAGATACTTGCCATCCAACCTAATGAGTGGGATATTGCCGCTTTTCTGCCGTTACAGCAGTTTAGGGGTGCCAAAGCTCAGGAAGTGTGGCAAGAATCATTAGAACAAATAAGGAACTAAAATGGCAGGCAGCATTAACGAATTTAAATCAAGTTTTCGTGGTGACCTAGCACGACCAAATAAATTTGATGTGAATGTTAATATTCCATTGGTATTAATACCATACGTTGCTGGTGCAAGGTCTTTGGTTTATCGTTGTGAGAATGCTCAGTTGCCAGGTAGAACATTTGCCACCACAGAACAAAAAACATATGGACCAATTGAGAAGTTTCCATATTTAACAACATATAACGACATTGATTTAACATTTATTGTTGATGATGACATGCAACAGAAGATATTGTTTGATGCTTGGTTAAACTTTATCAACCCATTGTATAACAACCACATTCGTTATAAACAAGAATATGCAACCATATTAACAATCAATCAATATGATGTAACAAATAAATTGACCTATTCCATAAATTTATATGATGCTTACCCAGTTTCTATAAATCAAATGGACTTGGATTGGAGTGGAGATGGTTATCATAAACTCAATGTAACTTTTGCCTACACATACTGGCAAAACAATTCTATACAAGCTCTTGGCATGCAGTTTGTTGATGCTGGTCTTGCTGCAGTATCAAATATTATTAATGGTGTTTCAGCCGAACCCACACAGTTTGGCATAAATCCTCCAGACCAAACAGCATCTTTTAATACTGAAGCTTTAAGAGAAAGAACTACAAATTTAATATGATTATATAAGGAGTTATTATGGCTTTACCAAAACTTGACGTACCATCTTATGAAATTGATTTGCCAGTTTCTAAAAAGAAAATAAAATATAGACCGTTTCTTGTTAAAGAGCAACGTAATCTTTTGATGGCTTTAGAGTCACAAGATTCAAATACCACACAACAAGCAGTTCGTGACATTCTAATCAACTGTACAATTAATGAAGATATCGATATTGATAAGTTGCCTATTATTGATATTGAATATTACTTTATTAATCTGAGAGCCAAATCTGTAGGTGAAATTGTTGAATCTCGTTATCGTTGCAATAATATTGTAGATGACAAAGAGTGTGGCAATATTATGGAAAAGAACATTGACCTAACACAGATTAAAGTTCAAGTGCCTGAAGATATTAAACCTGAGATTCAACTGACACCACAAATCAGTATTAAAATGAAATACCCTGAATTTGGCGTGGTAAAAGATTCTTTGAAGTTTGAAGATATTACTGAAGTGACCTTTAATATGATTGCTGAATCTATCGAGTACATTTACGATGGCGAACAATTCTATTATGGCCACGAAGCACAACCCGGTGAAATGCTTGAGTTTGTTGAAGGCATGAATCAAGAACAATTCTTTAAAGTAGAAAAGTTTTTTGATAATTTACCGAAACTAAAAGAAGAAGTTAAAATTACCTGTGGTAAGTGTGGGTTCAACCACACGATAGAGGTGGAAGGGTTAGAAAGTTTTTTCGGTTAACATTTCGTCATGACAATCTGAGAAATTATTATAAAACGAATTTTTCGTTAATGCAACACCATAAGTATAGCTTGACCGAACTTGAAAATATGATGCCTTGGGAAAGAGATATCTACATCTCCCTTTTGATACAATATATTGAAGAAGAAAATCAAAAGATAAAAGAACGACAAAAGAAGAAATAGTAGATGGAATACCAAAAGGCTAAAACTATCCGAGATAAATCTTTCGGTGAACTGCTTACTGATAACCTTATCAGCGGCGGAGGCATTGCCGGTTCCATTAAAAAAACATTATCCGAAAGATCAAAAGCCCGTATGATGGGCATCAAAGAAACATTCGACCCACTTAATATAGCAAAAGCATTAACTGGCGGTAGCCGTTTAGGGCCAGCTCTGCTTGGTAAAATGCTGGGAAGAAGTCAATCCGATTTAAAATATTTTGCTGGTGATCCAAAGAAAAAGAGTATGAATTCTCTTGCCACTACTGGTTTAGATTCAGAAAGTTTACAATCATCTACCGAATCTTTAGGTAGAATTTATCAATTTTTAAAACAAGATAGAGATAACAAAGTAAGGCAAAGAGAAAAAGAAAATTCTTTTGAGGGTCGTATTGAAAAAGAAGAAGAACTACGAAACCGAGAATTGATTAAGGCTCTGACTGCTCGTAGAAAGAAAAAAGAAAAAACACCAAAAGAAGAAAAACAAGAAAAGAAGTCTGAAACTAAACAGAAACAAACTGAGAAAAAAACTGAAACAGAAAATAAAAAGACTGAAGTAAAAAAAGAAGTTGACAAAAAACAAACGGCTGAGAAAACAAAAAAAGAAGAAGTACAAAAGCCGGCCGAGAAACAAAAGACTGAATCAAAAGAAAAAAAAGCTGAAAAACCTCCAAAAGTAGAGAAGGCACCAGAAGTCAAGCCACCTACTGCTGTACCAACAGCAAAAGCGCCAGCTATTAAACCATCAATTACTGGTAAATTGGCAGGTAGTGCTGGTTTGGTTGTTTCTGCTTTAGCTGCTGCAGGCCTTTCCTCAAAAGCTCAAGCAAATATACTATCACAAGTAAAATCAGAATCAGATTTTGTACCAAAAAGTGAAAATTTAAATTATTCTTCTGCAAAGGCAATACAAAATACTTTTGGTAAAAACAGAATACCAACAGAAGAATTTGCACAACAATTTGTTAAAAACCCAGAAGCCCTAGCAAACCATGTGTATGCGAAAACTGATGGCAATTCAGAACCTGGTGATGGATGGAAATATAGAGGCAGAGGATTTATACAGATTACAGGTAAAAATGCTTATAAGGCACTAGGTGATTATCTTAAAATGGATTTGGTTTCAAACCCAGACTTACTCAATAATCCTGAAGTTGCTGCCAAATCGATTCCTTGGTTTTTCTTAAAATATAAGGCATACTTAACAAAAGGTGATCCAAAAAATCTTGAGAATATATCCATAGTAAACAAAGCTGTTGGATTTTCTGACCCTACAGGAGAAAAGGCATCTAAAAGATCCGCATTGGCAGCAGAATATGAGAAACAAGATTTAAGTGTTGCTAACGGCTCAACTACAGGTGCACAAATTGACCGTGTTTCAACTGAGAATAAAATTCTTAAAGAACAGGCACCAAAAGACAAGCCTTCAATTATTGTAAATAATAATACCACAACAACTCAAAATCAAACACCAGCATCAACATCTGCACCAGTAGATGATAGACCTGCTTATATGAAGAAGATACGGGAACAATAATGGAATATCAAAAAGCAAAAGATGTTAGAGGAACTTCCTTTGGTGATTTAATGGCCAAAAAATTAATTGAGGGTGGAGGCATTGGTGGTTCTCTTGGTGCCACTATATCAGAAAAGACCAAAGCTAAAATGACTGGTATCAAACAGTCATTTGATCCATTAAACATGGCTAAATTTATGACTGGTGGTTCTTCTTTAGGTCCTGCTTTATTGGGTAAAATAATGGGTCGTTCCAAAAAAGATATTAAATTCTTTGCCGGTAAAACAAGAAAAGGTAGAGATACTGCTTCTAAATTAAGTCCTATAGAAGGTGGTGGTGATTTTGCTTCCATATTATACAATATTGAAAATTTATTGAAATCTTCTTTAGAAGAAGATAAACTTCAAAGAGAAAAAGAAAATAATTTTGCAGAAGAAAAAGAATTAGAAAGATTGCGGCGCCATAAAGAATTAATGGAAGCCATTACTGGTAAAAAATATGATGGTAAAGCTTCTGCAACAAAAATAAAAAGAGATGCTGAAGAAAGTGGTGGAAGTATAATTGATGATATTGTTTCTGCTTTTGGACTAAAAGAAGTTGGAAAATTAGCTTTGAAGGGATTAGGATCTTTGGCTACGTTTGCTCTTGGTCCTATTGGTGCACCATTACTTGCTGCAGCCGCAGTTGGTGCTTTTGGTTATTTCATATACAAAGCATTAAAGGCTGAACCTAGTTATGAAGCTGAACAAGAGGCTAAAGGTATAAAACAGGCACAAGAGGTCGGTGGCCTTGCGGGCGTCAAAGATGAGATGGATAAAAGAAAAAGTTTGCCAGAATATGACAGAACAATGGCAGAAATAAATGATTATGAAAAATTTTATAATGAAGGTGAAAAATTAAATAATGCACAATTGAGTGGTTTTGCTGCAAGGGGACCAGGTGCTTTAGAGGCCGTTGAAGATTATAAAGTTGAAAGAGATAAAGCATCAGGTAAAACTTCTCCTACATCACAACCAATAACAACAACTCCTGCGCCAGCACCAGCAGCAACTACTGCTAATCAAGAACCTGCGGCCGTAGAAACACCAAATGTGGGATCGGCACTACAATCTGTTCAATCACAAAATTTGGACATGAAAATACCTGTCAGTAATGAAGATCCTTCTATTGCAATAAGTAACACAACAAAAGTTTCTAATACGACAACAAAAGAAAAGAAAAATTTACCTGCTGTAAGAAATATGGAAGAAACTTTTCAACGAATGATATTATACAGTACCAGAGTTGTTTAACCAATAAAAAACCCGCCAAGGTTGCGCATTGTTAAGAGGCGTGGCGGGTGTGTTACTACTATTTAGAAGAATTACTTCTTCTTTTCATCTTTCTTAACTTCTGCTTTTGGAGCTTCTTTCTTTGGCTCTTCCTTTTTGGGGGCCTGCGCAAAGGCGGTTACTGCAAATGCAGCTGCAAGTAGGGATACAAGATACTTCATTTTATTTCCTTTCAATCAAAGTTAAAAAAATCACAAGGCATCAATTTTCTTCAGCAAGTTTACTAAAGTATGCCATATCATCATCTTCTACATCATCCTTAAAAGGTGAATCTCCAGATTTAGCTTTAGGAGCATCAAAAGTTTTAGCTTTAACTTGTTCTACGGTTGTTTTTGGCGCTTCACCATTTAGACCAAGTACCTTATCAAGGCGTTTCTTCAAATCATCATATGATTTAAATTCTTTATCACCAACCAACTCTTGTAGTGAGTATTGTGATTTCCAAATTGTTTCAAGGTCAGCATCATTAGCGGACAATGGAGCTGCCGATTCGAATTCAGATTTATCGTAGTTCTGATAACCTTCAACTTTACGAATCTTTATCTTAAAGTTAGCACCTTTCCATAAATCAAATGGATTGACCGCTTCTTCATCAGCAAACTGAGGATTCATTGCTTCAGTAACCTTATCAAAGATTTTCTTGCCATAACGAAACAAGAATACTTTACCTTCATTCTCAGGATGCTTTGGATCAGATACAATATAAACGTTTGAAATGTAATTTAGTTTACGTTTTTGTTTACGAACTACATCTTTGTTTGCTTCTATACCGGAATTCCATAGTGTAGAATTGTGTTCACACACAGGACATTGTTGATTCTTAGTGGTCAAACAATTATCAATTAACCAACCACCAGGACCTTGAAATCCGTGTGAGAAGATTTTGACCCAAGGCAAAGCATCATCACCATCTTTTTCAGATGCAGGAAGAAAACGGATAGTGGCCATGCCATTACCTGCTTTATCAACTTCTGGACGCCAGAAATTATCGACCTTTGTATTGCCTTCGGTTGTTTGGGAGAGTGCCTCGACTGCTTTAGATAGTTTGTCAAGGTTGCCAGATTGGCGTTTTAGATTTGCAAAACTCATAGTATTTCCTTTCGTATTAAACGGAGTATTAAACGGTGTATAAACAACTTATCCACGAACTTCTCATTATATAATAGTATTTATCCAATGTCAAGTGTACATTTTCAAAATACCTAACGTGGTCATGGTATCTGTGTGAAGTATACCAACACCACCTTCTCTACGCCATTGGTCAATATTAACTGGTGTATCATCAATCAATATTGAATTGGCATTAGAAAAATCTTTTTTCAATCTTTTACCTGGTACCAAATTGACCTTGAAACCAATATTGTGAGTTTGTAACCACATTAGTTTCTGAGCCCTAATATCAGCATCACGTTTTTCGGATGATGTAGAAGATAATATCTCAGTAGGTATATTCAACTTACTAAGATAGTTTAATAACAATACGGCATCTGGCATTAGGTCTAGTGTTGCAAATTGCTTTGTGGCAATAAACCCATCAAAAAATTTATAAAACTCTTTTTTATCTTCTGCTTCTTTTGGCTCCATTTTGTATAATTCTTTATACCTTTTATTGAAGTCAGCAATCACACCATCCATGTCCAAGTAAATCTTCGTAATCTTATGCATGCTCTTTAATTTTTTCTTTTAAAATTTCTTTAAACTTCTGTTTATCGTAATTAATAAACGGTGTGTATTTTTTTATAATTCTTCGGTGTGTTGGCCAAACAATATCTTCAGTAATTTGTTTTTCCCACCGTGGCATACAATCAAATATATCGATTAGAATACAAACTGTTTCCAATTTAATCTGATCGTGCATCATTTTGGTAATTAACATTGGCCAACCGCCATCAATAGGTTTAAAGTAATCATCAATGTGCCAGAACTCAGCGCCATCAACACTATCGAACATATACATTATATCATTCTCAAAGGTATATGTCAAGCTTTGTTGAGTTTTTTGCCACTTGGTATAGTTCTCATCACCATCTTGAAGTAAATCACCCACCCAATCACCTTTGCCTTGTATAAAATTGGCAACATAAAAATCCTTGAGTTCTTCTAGATTGTATTTTCGGGATAATTTATAGAAATGGTATTTTGATTTGTTTGTACTAAATGTGGATTTAGATACATTTGTCTTACCATTGTATTTGAAGTAATCGTAAGAATCGGAAGTAAAGTGCAGCTTCAATGCGTTCCATAGAGCATAGGCTGCAAAGCCTGTGTTCTCGGTCATATCGGCAGTTTCGAACTCTTTTTCAACATATTGTTTTCTTGTGCTTCATCTTTAATCTTTGCTTTAAGTGCAGACGATATAAGAGTGGCGGCCACTTCTATTTCAAGTTCTGTTTCTTTGCAATGGTGACAAATGGCATCCATGTAACCTAAATGTTTATCTGTCACCAGTTTTTCAATCATCATACTAAATTCTTTAATCTCATCACGACTTGGCATATTAAATTCTACTATAAAATATATGATTACCTATTTTTATTACGACCTTGTTTTTATTCCATCCAGGGTTCACGTAAGTTGCATGGTAATACAATGCATTTGTTTCTGCTATTTTATCATGTAATACTGGAACTGTCAATGCTCTTTTTGCAATTAAAAGAGATTCTTCCCATCTATACCGATCTTGTCCGTGTACCATTTCTTTAACCATGCAAGTCCATGAGAATTGGCAAACTGTTCTGAGATTGGCATCTGTGGTCTTTTGATAGACTACAGCACAGATGTCTGTTGGGAATTGGCCACTTTTAACACGATTGAGTGTTACTTGTGCAACGGCTAACTTGCCTTCATATGATTCACCAGCAGATTCATAGTAAATATTTTTGGCAAGGCATTCAACTTGTTTGTTGTAACTCGCAGCAACTTGTTTTTCTGTTGTTGACGATATAAATTCTTTTGATAGTGTGGGTACAGTAAACAAAACAGCAATCGCTGTTAATGCAGCTGTAACTAAATTAATTTTTGGAAGATTAAACTTCATCTTATCTCCTTGTTAAAGGCGGCCGAAGCCGCCATCTCCAATTACGAATTTGATTTCGATTTTATTTTAACTTCAGGTTGTGGAGTGGTTTGAGAAACGAATTGATTGAGAGCTTCCGCTTTCTTTACAATTTCATCTTCGGTGGGAAATGGCGGTAAGGCCGGGAAATCAGGTGATGATGTACCAGCAATTTTTGCTGAATCTACCTGTGTATGCCATTGCTGTTGTAGAGAATCATGTCTAGTGTGATAATCATCAGTTAGCATATCTTTGGCCATTTTTAAGAGTTCTAGCCGTATCTCATAAGGTGTCATACTCATTTACTTCTCCTTTTGTGTGTGTTTATGTGTATTACCAGCGGTTTGTGTGTTGCTGGTGTTTTATTTATCCAGGTGATTCTGTTGCTAAGTTCACCTGGTGAAACTCCGCTTACCTTTTAGGCAGCAATTTTATAAACGCTTTCGTTTGCATTTAAAGTTTTGCTTCTTCGGCCGAGTGTTCTCAACCCTATCGTCTTTCGCATTGACGATTCTCCATTATTATACTAATCTGATAATCGAATCTATTCGCCCCCATTAGGAACTACACTAGACCAGTCTGGCTCTGTTTGCTACCGATAACTCGGTTCGTCCCAATGTAGTTGCTGGTGGAGGCGGTGGGATTCGCACCCACGTCTTACCAAACGTTTTAATAACTTCTACGAATTATTTCAAAATAAAAAGTATTGCTAATACACCTACAGCGAATGCACAGGCACCCATGTAGAAAGCAAAACTTTTTACTTTATATTCTTTTACACAATCTTTGCTAGGCATTATAGAATCCTTTCTAGTAACCAAATAACAAAAAGAAAACTTAGACCACCAGCCAAAAATTTTAAAGCCCCGTACTGTCTTTCATTCTGCTCGGGAGTGCAGAGTTTTTTCCAATATTTGTTCATAGTGTTCCTATTATAAGTGTTTATACTTATATAGGCAACCAGTTTACTTTAAGTTTACCACTTTATGGACACCAACTGGTCTTAGCTTCACCATAGTATTCTCTTGCATAACCTTGTTGGATCAACATGGAACGCAACGATTGACCATTCAACAATACGTCACCTAGGACACGACCACCATACTTGTCCCAACTCATTAATACCACTTGCCGAGTTGTGGCCTGTTCTACCATTTTTTTGGTAAATGCCGTGGCCGCCTGTCCTCGGGCATCTTCTGACGGACATTGAGCACGATGGCCTTTCTCTGGTGTATCAACACCAAATACACGAATTGATAATTCTTTCTTTAATGGTTCTGGTAACCATAATGCTTGAAATGCCACAGTATCACCATCAATAACTCTAGTGAGTGTCGCATTATATGTCACACCTTCTTTTTGTTTCTGTGCAAAAGCCAACATTGGCACAAATAATAATACCATTAATAATTTCTTCATTTGTATTGGTCCTTATAAAATTGTATGGCCTTTACCAAACCATCGATATGATGTTCTGTTTTTTCTTGGAATAATAAAGGTTGTTCATCTTGTACTGCCATGATGATGACCAAATTATTTATTGGGGCACCAATCAGTTCTTCATACATGAGTGCATACGCTGATGTTTGCCAGAAATAATCTTCAATTTCTACTTTAGATTTTATTTTCTTAGATGTTTTAAAATCAATCACAGATAACACACCATCAAATTCACCGATACAATCTACACGACCTGCCATGCCTAATTGTTTAGACCATAGTGCCTGTTCTTGGTAATGAATGTTATTGATACGATTGAGTAATGGCTTGATTGATTTAAACATTTCTTTGGCATCAGGCATAATATCACCTAACGATTCATTGTTTAAATAACGTTCACATAATGTATGAACATTGGTGCCACGACCTGTGGCGGCTTTTGATATTCTATTGGCTTCCACTTCACCAACTCTTTTACGCCACGCCATAATGGCATCTTTCTTCTGTGCACCAAGAACTGTGGTGACCGATGGCAACTTCGTACCATCGTCTAGTGTGTAATAACGCTTACCATCAGGAAAGGTTTCAGATTTTAAATCTTTTAGTTCTTTTGGTGTGCAATAGTTAAACATAATCTATATCAAAAACAAACACATTTCTTGGCAAATCACTGTTATGTATTCCAACTGCATGCCATAAATTTGGTGAGTGTATTATCAATTCTCCCTCAATAGGTTGTATGGTGTATATATCTTCTTCATTTATATTTTTTAATTCTTCATAATCTTTTCCATTTTTCACAAAGATTAAATCAGAACTATTTTCTGGTGCGTCAACATAAAAAATGGCAACAACATCTGGCTGTGTAAGATGTTTGTGGCATAACCCATAACCACCTTTTTTTAATTGATTTGCCCAACTCTTTTTATAATACACAGTATTTCTATCTTTGGCAATACCTAATTGATTTTTATATTGTAAGAGTTGTACATCAATCCATTTTATAAGATTGC